CTTCTGTCTTGCGGCTACGCGAAAGACGTTTCCAGTTGGTAGAACTCGACGCTTAATCCATTTAGGGGCTGATCCATGAGAATTTTAAAAAACACTTGGCGATTCAATGACAATACAAAACACGGCTGGACTACAAATCCGTACTCCATAACCTGCCGTAAGTTTGGTGTTCATTCTGCAACTATTGCAAATATCCCTAACCGCAAGACCATTTCCGACGAAGAGAGAAAAGCCAACGCGCTTTTGATTGCTGCTGCACCTGATTTACTCATGGCGCTTGAAGCAGTTGTTCAGGGCGTTCCAGACACTTGGAAAGGTGTACAAAACGCACGACGAGCTATTGCTAAAGCATACGGGGAGGGGATTCCAAATGACTTATCTTAAAGACATCAAACTATGTGTTGATTGTGTTTTCTTTGGCACACCACACGGACAACGTGACCGTTGTCTAAATCCTTCCGTGACTAGCCTTGACCTAGTGCATGGTAATGAAATCTATCCACTTGCTTTTGTGCAACGTACTAGCCACAGTGACAAAGACTGCGGTGACAAGGGCAGACACTGGATGCTGAACGAAGACACACAGATTGCCCGTGAAAAGCGTAGGCAAGAGTTTGAGGAGGCCATGCGTGATAGCCCCTTCTGAACGCGCTTTGATGGCGCAAATGGGGCGCAAGATGCTTGAGGTAATCAATGATTGGTGGGCTAAGTCTGCGATTACCTTTGCCATTGCCGCCTTTGCCTACTACGCTGGTGTTGCTCAAACTGAAAGCAGAATAGCTGCCGACTGCCGGTTTGCTGCGGCCTTCAGGGTGGACATCCAAGCCTTCACTTGCCAGAGGAAACTATGACTAGGGATGACATTGTTAAATGGGCGCAGGAAGCTGCCATCATGCCGCCTGATTGGGGCGCTACTGAGAGCCAATGGCGCAGTCTGGAAGCCTTTGCCAAGCTGGTAGCAGAGCATGAACGTGAAGCCTGCGCCGAACTGTTGGATGAGATGGCAGCAAAAGACAAGTTGACCAATTACTACACAGTGGCAGCGCTAGCTATTCGTGAAAGGGGTGCGCCATGACTTCAATTGGTTTCTTGTTATTCATGCACGGCCTTGTGCTGGCAGGCGTTGCAAAGGTATTTGCCAACAAAAAGCTATCAGGCATTAGCGGCATCATGAGTATCATTGGTGCGCCATTGCTGATTATTGGTATTGCTCGTTACTTGTGGGTTGCTATGCCATGAATGAAGAACTGACCAAACTACCTTGGAACCTAACCTGTGAGATTGCTTGCCTTGCCATGTGTGCAAACATTACGTTCGAGCAAGCAGTCCAACAGGCATTACTTAAGTACCTAGCGATTACAAAATGAGTTCAAGTCTGCTAATCTTTATGGGCATTGCCCTTATCGGTGCAGGTTGTTTTGTTGCCGTGTGTGGCCTCGTAACGGTAGTCTTGATGTTGTTTGATGAGGCCGATCATTAATCCATTTATCCATAATCAGGGGCTGATATGAGTGATTTTTCTCCCGAAGTGCGCAACACAGCGCTATGGTCTAACGATGCACGACGATTCGTTGAGGGCCGTGGCGGTGAAGTCTATGCCGAAAAGATTGGCGTCAAACCTTTAGACGATCTGTCTGACGTTGAAGCTGTGCAAATGGGTTTAGTCATGCAAGAACCCATCATGAAAGAGTTTGCACGGCGCAAGCGCATCAACTTCAAAGACGCTGACTATGCTCTGCATCATCCGCAACATACCTTCCTAGCTTCCCACTTTGATTACATATCCGAGGATGGGCAGACACTCTATGAAGTCAAGAACCTAGGCATTCACCAGCGCAAGAAGTACGGCGACGATGGCACGGCTGACATTGATACCGGCTATCGCGTCCAGTGCCTGCACGAATCCTTAGTTCACCGCATTCCTAACGTGGTACTGGTTGTCTGCTTTGGTGGTCAAGAGATTACCCACTATCCGCTGACGTTTACGCCTGAACAATGGGATTTGCATGCCAGAGAGATGGCGCAGTTTTGGGGCCGAATTCAGGCCAGACGCTTTGACCCTGAAACAATGGGTGATGCTGCTAAGATTGTTTACAAGCAAGACAACGGCAGCAGTCTGTTAGCTACGTCAGAACTGGAGCAAGCCTGCGAGATGCTGTCAGTCATTAAGACGCAGCGCAAAGCCTTGGAAGCGCAAGAGGACGCGCTAACAGCCAAGATTCAGGGCTACATGATGGAGTCCAGCCAGCTTGCTACCTACGATGGCAAAATCCTCGCCACTTGGAAAGCCAGCAAAACTACCAAGTCCTTCAGCAAAGACCTGTTCCGCAATGCCATGCCTGAGATGTATGAAAAGTTTGTCGTTGAACAACCCGGCGCTCGTCGCTTCCTTTTGAAATGAGGGCAATCATGAGTAACGTAATCAGTATGGGAAGTGAAGGTGCAGTCGCAACCCTTGATCCTGCTATCCAATCATCCATTGTGTTACGGGGTGACTTGTCTGGTCTAAACGAAGATCAGAAGAAACAATACTATCTGTACCGCTGTAAACAAGTCGGTCTTGATCCTGCTGCTAAACCCTTTGACCTGCTAACGCTCAATGGAAAACAAATCCTTTACGCCAACGCTAGTGCAACACAACAACTCTGTGCCTTACATAAGTTATCCACTCAGATTACGCATCGGGAACGTGTGGATGGAATTTACCTTGTCTCCGTCAGAGTCACGGGCAGTGACGGTAGAGTTTCAGAGAATCAAGGCGCGGTGGATGTCGGAAACCTTGTCGGCGAGAGATTGGCTAATGCCATCCTTAAGGCAACTACGAAAGCGATACGGCGGTCGGTTCTTGCACATTGTGGACTCGGAATGCTTGATGAGACTGAAGTTGAAACCATCCCGCAAGCGCGTGTCGAGCCGATGGTGGTAACTGAAACGCCAGCACCCATAGCAGTCGAGGAAAAGCCAGAGCCAATAACCACAACAGGCATTGCTTTCATGCTGCCAAACACTGACAAAGCCTACAAGTATTTTGCCAATGATGAGGAATTCGTTGATGGTTACTTGGCAATGGTGGATCAGATTATGGAAAGCCAGAAGCTGAACGCTGCTGAGAAGCTATCCAAGATCACGGCATTAGAGGGTGCTAATGACTTTGTGCTTGGCATGGTGGAAGCTGACAAACCTGTGCTGTTTGAAGTCTGGACTAAGGCAATTAAGCAAGCGAAAGAAAGGCTAGATCACCTGATAAAAAAGGGTTGAAGCCAGCCAGCGGCAAGAACCAAAGCCAGATGATCCTTGATCATTTGCGCCTAGGTAGTGGTATCACTGCCTTAGATTCTCTTAGGTTGTACGGTGTGCTTCGGCTGGCGGCACGGATTGAAGACCTAAGAAAAGAGGGGCATACAATTTTGACTCAAATGGTGCGTGTTGGTGATAAGGATGTCGCACGTTATTTATTAGTGAAGGAGCAATCAAGTGGATCAAATTGAACGTAAGATGGGAACTGGCGTACTACTCAGCAACCGCAACAAAAAGAATGTTTCAAGCCCCGATTGGCGGGGGGAACTGAAAGTGTCTGAACACTATGCGCCGGGTGACACAATCAAGCTGGCAGCATGGACTAAGGACACTAAGGGCGGTGCCTTGATTAGCTTGAAGGAAGACACTTGGCAACCAACAAGCGCTCAAAGCCCCGGCAATGTGAACCCTTTTCCTAGCAAGCGCAAGGAAGATGGGGATATTCCTTTCTAATGGGAGACAATCATGCGTTATCTATTTGCCCTATGGTTGGCTATTACCGCACCGCTGGTGTACGCAACTTGCACCTACAACACCTACTGTGATTCAGGCCGGTGTGTAACTTGCACCACCTGCTGCTACGGAAATAGCTGCAACACAAACTGCTATTAATTTTTTTGGGGGAAAGCGGATGCTGACCAGTTAGCTGAAATGCAAAGGCAGTGCAGCGAGTACCCCACCTTCTTATGAGCAAACTAGCAAGACAACGTGGCGCTAACTACGAGCGTGAAGTAGCCAATGAGATATTTGATGTGCTTGGTATTCGCATCAGGCGCAACCTGAAGCAGTATCAGGTATCCGAGGAAGGTGACTTGATCCTTGGGAAATATCTCATTGAGTGCAAACGCAGGCGCAAGATCGCAGTGTATGATTTTATGGAACAGGCAGAGAAAGCCTGCGAGATAGGTCAAACGCCCATTGTGATCATGCGTGAAGACGGTGGTAAATCACTGGCAGTGTTGCGCTTGCCAGACTTGTTAGCACTTCTTGGTAACGAATTCCCCCATCAGTCAGAGGATGTTTAGGAGCGTTGCGGGGCGCAGCGTCACTCTGACACGCCCCACTTTTACGGAGATCACATGGAAAACCAAAAGCATGTTTTTATAGCAACACCTATGTATGGTGGTCAGTGTACTGGCGTGTACGCTCAGTCGTTGATGAACCTGATTGGCGTTCTGTCTAACAAGGGCTACAAAACTTCTGTGTCGTTGATGTTTAACGAATCACTGGTGACACGCGCACGTTGCAATATGGCGCATGAGTTCCTAAAGAGTGGTGCCGATTACCTTTTCTGGATTGATGCCGACATTGCCTTTAGGCCAGACGATGCTATCAAGATGCTTGAAGCTGACGTAGATGTTATTGGTGGAATCTATCCAAAAAAGGAAATCAATTGGCAGACAGTGCATCAAGCTGTGACTGAGGGCAAGCCAGTTGATCAGCTTAAGAAACACACTGGTAGCTTTGTAGTCAACTTACTGACTAACGATCCTGCTATCACTGTGCCGGTGGATCAGCCGTGTGAAGTGTCAGCTATTGGCACGGGTTTCATGCTGATCAAGCGCCGAGTGTTTGATGAGTTGATGCCGCACACACCAAAGTTTGTGAGTGACATGAACTACCTGTCTGGCGAGGAAGTCTATGGGTTCTACCTTGATCCCATTGATCCTGAAAGCAGACGCTTGCTGTCAGAGGATTACTACTTCTGTCACCAGTGGCGCAAGATTGGCGGCAAGATATATGCAGCACCTTGGTGCCACTTAGGTCACATGGGAACGTATCTGTTTGAAGGTGGCTTGCTGCCGAGTGAGTAAAAAAAACCCCCGCTGATTAGACGGGGGAAAGCCTAGGGAGAAGACTAGGCCGTTGCGATCAACTCTATCGTTTAGCAGTTCTTGCAGACCGCTTGAAAGCCTTTGCTGTGGGTGCGCCTTTGCTTCCGGGCTTGCGCATCCTTTCACCACTGCCAGATTTGATTCTGGCACGTTTCTGATGAATGTTGGCGTACAGTCCTTCTTTCATTTGATCCCCCAAAAGTATAAGTCGTGAACCGTATCATTGGTTAGAAATTGATAGTCTTCAAAGACTGACAAATCAATTGCACTTCTTATATCTTCTTCAGTCAGGTTGCGGTAATACTCTCCGCAGAACGGTGCGTCGTGTGGGCTGGTGCGTGGTGTGCCATGTTCAGGTCTGCCGGTAGTTGCACAACTGAAAAAGACTAAGCCGCTGCTCATCCTGATCATGTTGTTTAACGTAGCCACCCATTCAGGATTATGCTCAAAACACTCACAGCTTGCCACAACGTCAAAGCTACCATCAGCATAGGTGAGGTCTTCACCTTTAGCCACCACATCAACGTCGCGTCCTTCGCCAAGATCAACCCCAACATATACGCATTGCTCAAAGAATGGTCTGATAGAACCGTTAATGTTTAGACTACCAATCTCAAGCACCTGCTTGCGGATAAAATAATCTGGATACATGGCGCGTACTATTGCAACGAAATCTAGTTGTGCTTGATGACTCATTTGATTCCCAAGTAGTTTCTTACTTGATCCAAAATCATTAGCTGTTCTGGTGTGTAAATCTCTGCTGCGTTGTCGCCAAACTGATTAAAGGTGTAGCCACGAAATATCTCTGGCACCCCTGTACTCTCATACCATTGTTCAAAAGGCCGTGTCTCACCAAAGTTTTCTTGGTGGTAACGATAACGCTCTTGCATAGCCTTTGGATCAAGCGCCTGCTGGAACTGACCATAGTATTTCTTCAACTCTGGATCAGCTTGCACACCGTAGTGAGATACATAGTCACCTAAGATGTCGATAGGTCTAACCTTTGGGCTGAAGACTTCGATGCCTACTCTACCCATTGGCAAGGTCTTAGGGCGTGGGGCTTCAGGCGCTCCCGGCTCATCCGGTGGGTAGAACTCTAAAAGCCTATTTTCTTTGGGGCGCGGGGTGTAAACCACATCCAAGTCTTTCCCTTTAAGATAGGGGAAAGATTCTTGCGCTTGGGATAAGAAGTCTGGTGCGCGTTCTTCCTGCATCGCTTCCATCACATCGTCATCTTCTATCTGCAATTCCACCTCCGCAACGACGCTTTTGCTCTGGTAGCTGGCCCCTTGGCTTTCCTCACTACGCCAGCCATACGCGCACAGAAACTAGCCTTGCGGCCTGCTTCCTTCTTAGTGCGAGGATTAGGCGCTGGTGCCTTGAGATTGCTGCCAGTTTCGCGGTTGTACTTAGCCCTGCCCTTGGCAGTCAAGCCAGCACCTTTGCTGACCGGCAGCTTCTCACCGCGACCTATTGCTAGGCTGACACCCTTCTTAGCCATCAGTAACTCCAGACAGTAGGGCGATTGGGGCTAGTCATCAGGTCTAAATGGATGAACCTGCCCGTTCCCTTTTGCTGAACGCCAATGCCAGTAAAGCCTAACTCCAAAGCCAGCTTTAGAATCTCGTGCGCATCAGCGCCAGTGACGCCAACATCACAGGCCAAGCCACTTGCATGCGCACCGGGTGCAGTCTTCTTTGCCTCAATAGGATGCTTGGGGCAACGGTAGCCAGAAGTAATCTTCATGGGCTTGCCATACTTAGTACGCAAGACTTGAAGTTTCTCTAGCAAAGATTCCTTAACTTCATTGGCACCGCAATGACTGCATGCAAACTCAGCAGCAGTAAAGTTAGGATACTTTTTCCAATCCATGATCAATCACGACGATCAGGCGTCAGAATACCGACTAAGCCAGCAATGCCTAGGCCAGCCGTTACGATGGCGTCTGCCAGTTGTGGGGCAATAGGCACACCAATCGCAGTCAGAAACAGAATGGCACCACGCCAAGTAGATGGTTCTCTTACACGATCAAGAATGTACTGTCTCATAAACCCTCCCCCGGTGTAATGTACAACTCAGCATTGTTGTGTGGAGCAATAATGCGAACGTAAACTGTTTTAGTTGAGCTTACCTGTGGCCCTGTAAAAACCTTTTCCGTATATGGAGGAATTGCAACTACCGGTGCGCCAGCGGCAGTTGGAATGCTTGCCGTAATATTTGCAGTCTGTCCGTAAGCAACAAACACAGGATAGTCTTTACTTGTGTTAAACACTAAGTATTGGTTTACCGGACTAACAGCCGTAATAGAAACAACATTTCCTTGAGTATTAGAAGATGAAGCAACTGCAACTACACAGTTGCCCATCGGCTGAAAGGCAATATTGTTAGCCATTAGATAATGTCCTTTCCTCCGGCATTACCGGGCTTCGAAGTAGGCGACTTGCGCTGATCAGGGGAGCCAGAGAAGCACTGCATGCCCATGAAACCCATAGGATTAGTGCGAGTAGGCTTGCCCATGCCATAGGTATCAGCAACTGAGGCGCAGCGATAGGCTTCGCCTGCACTGCCGCGCTTGTTGTTGTTATTGGCTTCCATGACAGTCATGCTGGTCTTGCTGATGCTAAGTTTCATTTTGAGTCCTTTCCTTGAAGATGCACGGCAAATAAATGAAAACGGCAAAGAATGCTGCCATCCCCATCCTCTCCCATGTTGGCACGATCATCGTCCAGCAAGCCAACACGAAACAAAAAAACAAGGCTAGGAACGTCAGCGCTCTGTGAGACAGTATGTCCATTGCCATGTTAATAATTTTAATTGCAGCCCCTTCAACCATCAGTCATCTCCCTCATCGTCTGGATTAAAAAACCCTTTGCCCCACTCGTCATCGCTGATCTTCTGCTTGATCTGTTCTAGCTTCAGAACTCGGTCAAGCACCTTGGTTTTGTCAGTTAGTGATGCGGTAGAGTCATTCATTGTTGCCTTGAGTAAATCATAAATAGCCTGCTCAAGTTCAGGATTCAGCCCCTTTTGCTTCTTCATCTCTCCATCTTTCTGCTTTCACGCTTTTGGCGCATCAACGTAATGCGGTTGCCAATCAGCATAGGCGCACCGCGCTTGTCGGCCTGCTGCTTTGCCGCTTCCTTCAACTTGCGTAGTTCTTCTACGCCGTTGTTCATCTTGTCAGAATTGCCGCCATTGTCATAGTTCATCGCTTAGATCCTCTCTTCATACGCGACTTACCGGCTTTTGAGTACGCAATCGCCGCAGCCTGTTTGACAGCTTTACGAACGCTAGAAGGCTTACTCGTACCAATCTTGCCGGATTCCTTGAAACCACGAACCATCTCGCCAATGTTCTTGCTAATGGTCTTGCCACTTTTACCTTTCATTAGGGGCATTTTCAATCCTTTCTGGCGCTTCTGCACCTATTTGCGTACCAATAGTCTGACGGATCATGCTGGCAATAACGCCTTGCCGCTTCTCAGGCGGCGACTTCAATACTTGTTGAAGCCTTACCGGATCAGTCACGATGTCGCTAACTGCCGCACGGATGTTGGCAACATACTGACGATAACGATCAATAGCAAATGCGCCAGTAACAGCCCCGCCAACGCTTGCCGCGCCACCAACCTCTAATGGCACACCAAAGCGAGAGCCAAGGGCAGCTAGGCCAGCAGCATACAAGCCAGCCACAGCGCCACCCTTCTTAACTTGCGACATCTCATTGTTAATCAGGCGGGTTAGTTCCTGTGCAGAAGACTCAACGCCGGGAGTTCTGCCAATGTTCTGTGATGCACGGCTGATTGCATTCTGGATGTTTGCAATATCGGCAATAGCATCATCCACAAACTTGATCTCATCAGGACGATACAGGCCGCTTGCCTGCATAGCTGGCTTGATGCGATCACGGTAGGCAGTGGTAATCTGTCCGGGAGGCAGGGTGCCAATCAAATCACGCACACTCGACTTGAATGCGTTAGCACCATCAGGTGTCTTGCCAAGCACTCTAGCCGCAGCAGTCAAGTCATTGGCATTAGCAGGACTCAAAATCAAACGCTTGAAGTTATCAGCCTGCTCAGTCTGAGTACGACCAAGGTTCATCGCTTCAGCGCGTTCAGTCGTTCTCGCTTCCAGCTTCTTAGTGACACGGCCCGTCTGTTCTAGCTTGGTAGCGTAGTCAGTAAAGTCTTGTTTAAGTTGCGGGAAGCGAGACAGCCACTCACCGTTGGTCTTCAGCCAAGTACGAATCTGTTGTGGTGACTTCTCAGCTAACTCTGCGCTGGCATAGTTACGCGCCAAACCCTCAACGGATGCTTTGTCGCCACCGATCAATGCTGTAAAGTTGTCAATGTTCTCTGGTGTGCTGAAGATTTTCTTAGGCAAAGCTGATGCCTGTGTCACCATTTCACCACGCACAGCAGGGCTTGGCGCAACCAAAGCAGCACCGACAGAAGTGGCAAACTGATTAACTGGTTGGCTAAGTTGCTCGTAATCCTTGATGTACTTATCAAACTTCTTGCCTGTAAACTCAGACATGATGTTTTCCACAAGTTTCTTTAACTCTTTAGCATCTTGCTGACCTATCGCATCAAAACCAACTTCAGGCAAACCAGCAGCACGATCACCTAATTTGCGGCGTAATTGTTCAAGGCGTTCAAATCCAACCTTTGCCTTGAAAGTTTGACCCGTCATCGCGTCATAAGTAATTCCAAGCGCTTCGCGTCTAACCTCATTAAATTGATCTTTTGTTTTCCCCGTAATCCGTTCACGACCTGTTACTGGATCACGCTCAAATGCAGTTAATGCTTGCTCTAAATTTTTGTAAGCGCGAGTACCTTCAACGCCTTGGCCTGCAAGTTCCTTAGTACGCGCTTCATTCAGCATATCCTGCTTGTTAGCGGTGGTAGCTGCTTCACGCTGATCTCGCAATACCTTGAGCCTGTCTGCTGCCAGCTTACGAGCATCAGCACCCACAGCTTCCATCGTGCGAGGCTGACTGATTGCAGCCAAACGCTGTTCCGTGCCAGCAGCCAGTTGCTCACCTAGCTTGCCACCACGCTGTCTGATGGCTGTGGACTCAGCACCTAGCAATGTTGCTACATCTGCCGCATCCAGTGGCTGATCAATTGGTTTGCCACGCAGTCTTTCTTGCGCAGCACGAACCATTGCTGTCTTGGACTCTACGGTTTGTGGCAGTGTCGAGATTTGCTCTGGCGTCATTTGACGCACGACACGCTCGGCAGCGCGTTCAGTACCGCCGGGAGTTACAGGACGGAAGCCACGCATAGCTGTGCGCAGACTGCGCAAGCCAGCTTCAGTACCAATGCCAGCGCCACTACTTACCAAAAACCTTGTGGTAGGACTTGCGTCAGCAGGCAGTAGATTCTCTGCGGCTTGTCCGGCAGCACCACCAGCAGCAGTTAAACCAGTAACCTTGGCTAACTCTGCGCCAGTTCTAGGGATGAAAGTCTCTGCGAATCGTGCGCCATACGGTGCCAACTTGCCACCAGCCGTGCCAAGCTGAAACAGTCTTGATGCACCAGCAAGCACGGGTATAGCACCAATAGCTTCTAAGCCAGTTTCAAATGGTGACTTGGTGCGAATGCGCTCTGACTCTGGAATAGCCGCAGCAGCACGTTTCTCTTGTTCAGAAGCGCCGGGAATCTGCTCAACCAGACTGCCGCCAAAACGATCAGTCTGGCCTTCAGCTACAGTCTCACCACCAAAACGATCTCTAGCCATGATTACCTCTGTGGTTTTCTACCGCGCTTACCAGTTTGTGCATCAATGTATTCAGCACCCGGAGGCAACGCATCAAACTCTGCCGGGGTATTAATGGTTGGCACTCTTGGCCCACCTGTCGCATCTTGTGGCACATCCAAGTAAGCAGAGATAGTTTCATCCGTGACGCCACGCGCTCTAGCCTTGCCGCGCTCACGCTCAATAGCTGCACGAATAATCTGAATCTGGTTGTTAAAGTAGTTATCAGCGACGTTAGGGGCGGTAGCTGGACTTAATGTGAACTTACGGAAGTCTTCAGCTTCTCGCGGTGTCAGGGTCGCACCAAACAGTTTGTTACGAACCTGCGCAACAAACGATTGATAGTCTTTCCACCAGTTCACAGTCTCAGGCGTTACTTTTGGAGCCTTGGAACCTACCGACGCCATAATGTCGCCCACTGGCAAGCCACGCTCAACACCAGCAATAATCAGGTTAGCAACGTCATCAGAAGGCGCAATGCCAAAATACTGTGGCTTACGAGTTTGGTTAGCACGATTCAGCGTAACAAAGGTTGTGCCAATGTCATCCAGCTTTTTCTCAAGCTGCGCAGGCAATTGCTGAATCTTGCCTTCCTTAGTGCCGCCACCAGCGCCGGGAGTTTGCTTCAGCGCTACCTTCTGAGCAAAGATTGCCTGTTGCTTTGCTAACTCAGCATCAGCCTTGTCAGAAGCCTCAATAGCTTTTGTAAATAACTCATAGGCTTTCTGATAGTTTCCTTTGCGTAGCTGCGCAGAAATCAAACCATTGCCAGTAGAAGCCTCAATCAGCTTCGCTTCTACCATTGCAGCGTTTCGATCTTTGGAAAGAAGGTTCAACATGCGCTCGAAACGATCCTTGAGCATAGCGTTATGCTCTTGGCGCTTCTTGTCTTCCTGATCAAACTTTAGCTTTGCTGCATCAAAGCGCTCACGCTGCACACGGTCTTCAGCATCCTGCATTTCACGAATAGCAACTAACTGCGCTCTTGCGGAAGCACCACCAATGCCACCAACGACCAAAGCTGACAGCAAACGCATGCCAGCATTCTTGGCATAGTCTGACGCACTGATCTGCGGCGCTTCAAAGGTTTGATACCCTTGTATGCCAGTTTCCATCTCGGTAGCTGCTGCGCGAGACTTGGCTGCTAAGTCACGTTCTGCGGCAGCTTGTTTACCAATCTGGCCTTGCTCAATGTCAAACTGCGATCTAGCTGCTTGCTCTTCGGCTCTTGCGCCTTCTTCAAAGACTTCAGGCAGTTTCTGACGCCCGAAGTCAGCACGTTGCTTCATGCCGCCTTGTTGACCAAAACCCCGCATCAATGACGGGGTAGTTCCTAGCGCATCACTTAATGCTTGAGTTGCCATATTTACCTCGCAGGTTGCGTTACTGGCGCTTGAGTACGTTGTGCTTGCTGCACTTCACGGCCTAGGATGCCAGCAAACAACTGTGCCAACTGCTGATCACGCGACAACTCCATCTCCAAAGCACGACGGTCATACTGATCAGCAATGTTCGCCAAGCGCAATGCTTCACTGAAACTTTCTTGTCTTGCAAGACTACGCGCACGACGCTGCTGTGCTGCCAAGATGCCTGCGGCTGCGCTACCTGTTGGCGTACCACGTTGGCCTAGCGCTTCACGCGCACGGGATTGAGCAATCTCAAGTTCCTGCTGTTGTTCAGGTGTCATGCCTTCACCAGTAGCGCGGCTCATCGCTTCTTGCTGCGCTTCACGGAAAGGTTGTGCAGCAGAACGGGTAGCCTCAATATCACGCTGCATTGCTTTGTTGGCCTGACTAAACATCAAGGCTTGCGCCAAAATGCTTGCACCGGCTGTACCTGCGCGTGTGAGATTCGGGTAACGATTTAGTACGTCTTGAAGTTCCTGTAACCCGCGCTCTGCACGTTGCGCCATGCTTGGTTCACCAGCCGCAGTTTGATCTTGCAGGGGTTGCACTTCAGCTAATGGTTGACGATACGCACTAGAAAAGTAAGGTTCTGGTGCTTGTGATATTGCTCTGGCAGTTAGACCAATGTCTTGATCTGGCTTACGCAAACCTTCTGCTCTTGGCAAGTCAGTAAAATTAGCAATGGATGCGCTGTCAGGGCTTAGTCTTGGCAGGTAGTTGGCAAAGTCGACGTTTTCATACACACGCTGTTGGGCAGGCATATCAGGAACATCATAGCCGCCAGTGCGCACATTCGGAGTGCGACCACCAGCTAGTAAATCAAATTGATTGCCAGCAGGTGTATATCTTTCTGTCTCAAACCCATAGTCCATTGGTACAGACTCGCCTCTAGCTGTGCTGCTAACTGGCTGGCTTTGAATCGTGCGCAAAACATCTGATTGCGTATTGCGTACAAAATCACCGGCATCATCATCAAAACTACTGTAACGAGGGGCAAACTCAGGCAATCCCGTCATAGGGTTTGTCGTTCCTGAACCACCAGCCTGCATTAACATGTCAGCCTCTTCAGGCGTAATGTGTGCCAGCATGGTGTCACCACGCCTACCCATGCGGCGTAGCATTTCACCCATAGAACGAGCATCACCCATGCCACGGCTACCAGCAATCATCTCAAGTATTCTCATGTCAAAGTCCTAATGCCCTTCTAAGGCGCAAAGATCGTACATTCCAAACATCGCTCTGTGGATCAGGCTCACCACCAAAGATCGGTTCTTTCTCACCAATAATTGCTGCAACTGGCGCAACACCCACCACACGGGGGCTAATAGACTGTGCGCGACGATTACGCACGTTTGCTGGCGCAACATCAATGGGCAACTGAGTATCTGGCGGCGTTAGTGGGAACTGCTGATTCAGGTACTCAATCAACTCATCCGTAGTCATAGAAGACAAATCAACAGGCTGCTCAACTAGCGCTTCCTCGCCGCCCTCTCCTTCACCACCAGTACGCCCACCACCTTCTGTAGCCAGCAAATCTCTACCGGTCATGTCCTCGACCGGTTTTGTTGTGTCTGGCAACACCGGCAATCTTGGCTCACCACCACCCGTTGTTGCTGTTCCTGTAGTTACATCAGTTCCAGTTGGCGTTCTAACTGCTTGTTCAGTATCAGTTCTCGGGCCAGCTTCAGTCTCAGTAGAAATGCCGGTTCGCGTAACGGTGTCTGCCAGCGTTCCAGTAAACGGTGTAGTTCTAGTTTGTGTTTGAGTTTGAGTTCTAGGGGAACCGGCAGGTTGCGTAGCAGAACGGCGACTATCAAGCGCTGTTTCAGCTTCAGTCGCTTGTCTTTGTGTTGCGGTTTGAGTGGCTGTTCTACGCGCATCACCAGCGGCTGTTGCTGCATTCTTACCGGGAATGATGACGTTAAAGTCTTCGTTAACACTTACGCCGCCTTGACGATTAGCGGCAGCATACTCAATCAGCGCACGTTCTCTTAGCGGCAGAGTGTCAATATCAATCGACTTAGACTGAACTGATTGATTCGTCAGATAGTCGAAAATAGGCGAGTTTCTAAGCGCCGCTGCCTGTTCATTGGTAATGCCAAGGGTTTGAGCAACACGAATAACATCAGTAGTAACAGGTGCTTTTGCTGCTTGAGTCTCTGCAAAGTCGCCAATGTAGCGCTTAACCGCTTGACCATATTCTTGTGGACTTAATGATGGTTCAATTCTAGGTGCTTCAACTACAACTTCAGGCAAAGTACGAGTTGTATCTACGGATGGGCGCGTTGGCGTTCCAGCCCAAACATCAATGAGCGCACCGGCAAAAGAGGCATCGCCACCCATAGCGCCAAGCATCGGGTTTTCCTGCATAGCTTGACGCAATACTTCCGAACCCGGCGCTGCAAGTTGTCCAGCAGCCAGTGCAGTTGCGCCGAGGCCACCAGCAGCAACAGAAGTTAGCGTCGTTACAGCGGTAGCAAGTTCAACCAAGCCAGCCGTGCGAATTGCATTTAAGTTTTCAGGCTTGGCTAGTTCTCTAGCAAAAGTGGGATCAGCAGCAGCTTTAGCTTTCCATGTTTCGATCAGGTCAAGCGAAGCATTACGCGCTAATTGTTGAATTTGTTCTGGTGTAACCGGGCCTTGGAACGCAACTTGTACTGCATTCTTTCGGTCAGTAATGGCATTGTAAATGTCATCGTTAATTTCGACAGCAGCGCTTTGTTCAGTACGCGCTGGTTGTGCCACTGCTCTTGCAATCTCGGCGTCAGAGGGCGTTCTCATGCCTCTGATTGCAATATCACCTTCACGCTGTGCCGTAGTAAATGCAGCGCCAGTTAATTCTTCACCAAGATTACCGCCAGCAGCCGTTCTTCCAACCGCTTCACCAATATCCGCAGCCACTTCAGCAACTCTGCCGCGAGGATCAAGACCAAACTGCTGCGCAACTTGATTACGAACAAGGTTTGCACCCAAGCTACCAGCACCACCTAACAGTGCTGATGTTCCAACATCACCACCCGTAGCCAATGCGGACGTAGCACCGGCAGTGGCACCGCCTGCCGCGCTTGCGAGTGCTGCTTGCGCACCGTTACTTGCACCAACGGCTGCACCAACTTGCTGTCCAACAAAACTTCCTGCTACGTTACCAACAAATGCGCCAACCGCTGATCGACCAATGTCTCCTAAATCACCGCCTTGTGCCGCAGTAATTGCACCGGCAGTAACGGGCGCTGTGGCTAAACTAATTGCTGCTTGGGATGCGCCTATGGCTGTGCCAACAGCCGACACAGCATAAGGCGCGGCTATTGCTACTGCAACAACGATAGGGTTTTCAGCAACATAACTAATTACGTCACCAACGGCATCAGCTACGTCAGCAACAACGTCGCCAACCGCTTCGACTACATCACCAACAGCGCCAAGTATTGCGCCACCAACGTCTGCAACAAAATCAACGACAGCACCCATTATTCGCCTCCCCGCGCTGGCCCCGTTTTAACAGTTGCCATGAAGCCACCGTCTGCTGTTTTTCGCACGTTGTAACCCATCTCAGGATTTGGCGGGTTTTTTGATATATAGCGGAAAACAGACAGAATGGTAGGATCACGGAAAGTTGATGCCATTGTGTCAAAGCCCAACTTGTAACAGGCTTTAATAAATTCCATGCTATTGGCTAAGAAGTTTGGTGCGGTGTCAGCGTTTAATGCACGAAACCAACCAACACCGGGCGCAGCCTTGTGGATGATAAATAAGGTATTGCCTTGTCGAATAAACAAGGTATCGTCAATTTGCAGTTCAGCATTGATCATGGCAATAGCTTTTGCACGATCAACATTAGCATCGGTATTCATTGCGGCAATCGCAACGATGTCTTCTGGACTTAATTCCTCTTGCTGGCTGTCCACCATCTCAACCATAATTACCTCACAGGGTCAAAGATTGCTGCTGTGTAAACATTCCCCATTCCAGCAGCAAGACTTAAGATCAGCCCATCAGGAGTCTCGCAGTCCTCGGACAAGAAAATGCTGTCTTTTTCCGTCCGGTTAGGAATAGCAGGTACAACACCATAAACCAGATTGTCAAGCAAAAGTAGCGTTTCTAGCAAGCCCGAAGCGCCCATTGTGTGACCTATTTTTGGCTTAAATGACGTTGCAACAAAGCTATCCAAAGTGGTGACTAAAGCGTTCTTTTCTGCCAAGTTATTGGATTCTGTGCCAGTGCCGTGTGTTTTCACAATGCTAATGTCTTGACCGAACACACCGCCATACATCATGGCACCTTCAATGGCGTCAACGTAACCCTTACCGTCCGGGCGCTGACCTATGGCGTTATTCCACTTCTCAGCGGCGTGATACGCACCCACCAGCCTAGCTTTAGGGGTTAGGCCGTAGTAATTGACCTCACCTTCAGCCATCAGCACCGTAAAAGCAGCGCCTTGGCCTACATAGAAGCCACCATTCTTGCTATCAAAAGCGCTTGGCACGATACCCTTGGTTTCTTCTTCTGCCAGCGTCAGGGAAGCGCCAGAATCGCCAAAGAACTGCAACACTGAATTGGATACCGCATCCTCAACCGTTAGGATCAGGAAGCGAGTAAAGCCAAATGCTTCCAGCATCAGGCAATCCATCAGGGTTTTAAGGCTAGAAGCGCAGGCAGAAGCGTCTGTAGCTATGTAATCAGGCTCACAGATCATGTTTGCCAGCCTGCCAGCCATGACTTGCGTCAAAGTAAAGGGCAGAAACTTGTATTCGTAGTGCAGTTGGGTGTGAGTTTGGCTACTGCGCGGGTTAATGCCTGCAAAATGGGCGTTACCGCTGGCTAGGATGAATGCAGTTTTGCCAAGGGAAGGGTTTTGCTTTAGCCACTCTACCGTTGCAGGGGCTAACACCATATTAGCTAGGTTATGCGGTGGGTATTTAAAGCCATGTTTCGCACCTTGGTAGCTTTCCGGTATGAAATGGGTGCGCTGTGGGTGCAGAATGTCTTGGAAAAGTGTGGTTTCAGTGTTGGATACGGTATGCCCATGTGTAATGAATAGGCTCATACCATCACCTGCAACATAGCATCGACATCAATTGTCGGTTTTCCGGCATTAGCCACCAGAAACTCTTTCATTTGACCAACAGTTTCCGGCCTCATCTCCTTGCCTTTCTCTTCTGAAACAACAAAGGCATCACAGAGATACATGCCGATAATTAATAAATCCAAGCTATCAACTTCAATGTTTTCAAAGCGATCATCTATTGACTCGGCCTTAAGTGTCGCTTTTCCGACAGGTTTAGCCAGCGCCATAGCCACATTAAACAGCCGCAAGAAGTCCTCATCGGAAATCATGTCACCCCCAAAGTACGCGCAATCTGCTCATGAATTAACAAATGACTATTTACCCAATCGTAAAAGTCATCTTCTTGGTTGAAATCCAAGTCTAGCAGATTAAAGGGGTCATTCAAGTTAAGAATAGTGGCGTAGGCTTGGTGTTCTTGTTGGTGTATTAACAGCCAATCATCCAAGTCCTGCGGGTCGGCATCAATGATGGGGTAGCGTGGCACATAGAAGCCAGCATCCGTCAGTCTTTCCCAAAAGACTTGATGCTGTATGCCATTCTCAAAGAGGAAGTCACGGAGGCTGTCTGGCTCCCCAAAGATCGGGGTAGCCAGTGCGTCCATGTTCAGGCTCATCTATCAGCCTTTTTTTCTAAGCGATCAAAGATTTTGCCTAGCATGTTCTTAATGTCACCAATGTCAGACCGGTAGTCATCACGGTTGACATAGGTCATTGGCATCTCTGCAATTCTGTCTTCGATCCTGACGATTGAGCGCGAGATACTGTTCAGTATCCACCCAAAAGCGGCTCCTGCGGCTGCAAAAAGAATGTTGATCAGGAATTGCGGTTCCACTCTCAGACTCCGTAACTTTTATGTGACTTTTGCTGTTATCCACCAATTTGAACCATCCGACTGAAGCGTGACGCTTTGGTACTGAGTTGACAATGGATACGTCAGCGCGTTGTCAATTGTCTGCGAAGAAGTTGTACTGACCGTCACAGCATTTGCCGAACTGTCAATTTTCTTAATTTTATACTGTTGGCCTGTAAGTGACGCAGCAGTAGGCAAAACGACACCAAATGGCGCAGAAGGATAATTGACCAGAATCGTTGCATTGTTTGCGCTGACTGCATATTGTGCATTTGCCCAAGCAATAATCTGGCTGCTGTTATTTTCCCAAGACAGTATGGCTGCACTATTGTTTGACCAGCCAATTTCTGTGCCACTGGTAATGGTAGCAATAGCAGTAACTACATTGCCACCAGAACCGCCACCACCGCCAGTAATAGCAACATTGGATGCGCTAGTAACGCGACCTTGTGCATCAATGGTAATTTGAGCAACTTGAGTATTGCTGCCATAAGTGCCTGCCGCGACTGTTGTATCAGCAAGATTGATAGTGACATTGCTTGCAAGGTTGCCGCCACCGTTTAAGCCTGTTCCTGCTGTAATTGTGGTGGTGTTTGCAACTGCACCAGATACATTAGCAACAGCAATGTCGATTGCTACGTTAGCTGCGCTGCTTAGTCTGCCTTGCTGATCAACAGTGAACTGACCGACAGACGATGCCGTACCGTAACTGCCGGGAGCAACTGCCGTATTAGCCATGCCAATCGTGACATTGCTCGACAAGTTACCACCACCAGCTAATCCAGTACCAGCAATGATTGTAACTGTATTGGCAACCCCGCCCGGTACGTTGGCGATTGGTACTGAGGTCAGGTCAACGGTGACATTCCCCGTAAGTTGACCGCCACCTGAAAGCAAACCAGTAGTCAGCACATACGCTGTATTGGGTGTAGCGCCTACATTTGCCGCATTAAGGACAACAACGCCGGTTTGACCATTGACGGAAACAACAGCATCAGAGTTGTCAACTTTTTGCCAAGCAGTGCCGTTAAAGACTGCCCAATCACCTATTTGCCAATCAGTAATGCCATCCAGATTGGTTGTGCCAGCGGTGCTAACAACGTAGTAATAACCTTTGACACCGACGCCAGAAGCAAGCATAGGCGAGTTGGAGTTGGCATTCCAAGTGCCTTGGTAATTTAACGAACCAGATATGCCCCCACCAGCTACCTTTAGCATGATTGCTCCTTACAGACCGTCGCCCGGAGTGATGTACACAGTCGCAGTACCGCTAATAGTGACGCCAGTAAAATAAGCATTTGGTACAAATGTCAAAATCTCATCCGTGCTTGGCAACAACGGAAATGCAGCCTGACTGCTCGTTACTGCCACAGCGTTGTTACTAGCTTCAGCCGCTGTGCTGCCATAACCTAGAAACACAATGCCTGTGCCAGCGTTAATCACACGATACTGATTGCCGCCAAGTGTTGTTGAAGCACATTGAACAGGCGTTGGCGCGGTTGTGTTTGCAGTAAAAACAACCGTATTACCTGTTTTGGTAAAAGCGTTAAGCCCCATCTAACACCTCCCAAGCCTGATTTGCCTCATTCCATGAGTATCTTTGATCGTCAGTTGGCATCGCTACAGGTGGTTGCCAATTAGCGTCATCGTCTAGCGCCCATGATGGATAAGGCTGTGGCGGCACAAACGCATCAATATCAGAACGATAGGTATAACCAATGCCTGCATAATGCTTACGAATATTACCGTTGTAGCTGGTTTGCTTCCACGTGCCGCCAAATAGACGCTCACAGAAAGCTGCGCCAATGTGTTCTTTTTCTACACCGTTGGCATCGGCTGTGTCTTTGTTGTCAACCACAATGACGCGCAACACCACATTGTTTGCGTCGAGTTCAGCGAAGTGCGCCATTTAAGCCTCCAGTTTTAATCCAGTTAGTTGCATCTCATCTCCCACCACGCCGACAGGAAATGTGTTGAACGACATACTTATCCTTACATCGTCACCCGTCACCGTCGGCACGTTATGCTCTAGCGACGATGGGAACAGAATCAACCGCCCCGTGATTGCTTCGAACCACCAAGATTCAGAGTTGTACAAGTTCCAATCTTCAGGAGGGAATTTAATCTGCTGCCAGCCAGAGCGATAGAAGAAAATCTTATCGTCAGGATTGGTGTTCAGATAGAACACACCAGACACAAAGCTATTCGGATGCGCGTGCTTGTGATGCCATTGCCCCTGCTCTGAATAGTTGAACCAGCTTTGCGTAATCCGCAGGTCAACGTCGTGCTTTGGATTGCTCGTAGCCTTGAAGTATTCAGCCACACAATCCTCAAGCCAACCACGCAAAGAAGTCATCGTAGGGTCACGCAGCACAAAGTTATTCTTGCTGGTCGTGTTGCCCTCATTCGGCCTAGTTTCCTGACCACGCACGAACAACATTTCTTCGTCGGTCAACGGACGGTCAAGGTCAAACATCCCGACAGGCGTTGGAAAAAGGTTGTGCATATTCATCCGATGGCTTCCTCAATCTCTTTCATCTGAACGCCCATCTGCTCTAATTGCTCTGGTAGCCACATGGTCGGGATGCTTTCCTCAAACTCTTTGATTCTGTCCATCACCCAATACACTTCCTCAATCGATGGGCAAGGTCTTGGGTCTTCCCAACGGGTAAAGACGTTGTTTGAGATTTCCCATTTAGCACCCGGACGTAGCAACTGCATTGCTGTGTCGATGCCCATGAATCGATAGACTTTAGTTTCCATAGTTATTGGTTGAGTTTGATTATCACAATGCCAGAACCGCCAGCGCCTGTGGTGCTGCCATTACTTTCTGAGCCACCACCACCACCGCCGCCTCTGTTTGCGGTTCCAGAAACTGCGCTTGTTGCAGGGGTTGCTTGAGCGCCAGCACCCCCACCACCAGCGCCACCAGACCCAAGAGGTTGATTAAAAGCACCGCCACCCCCACCGCCTGCATAAGTAACTGATGAACCGGAAATCGATGAGGCCGTGCCAGCGCCGCCATTACCGGCACCGGCATTAGTACCGGCGGCACCCGCTCCAGTTGCACCGCCACCTCCACCGGCATTGATTTGTGAATCGTTGTTGCCACTAACAGTATTTCCAGCGCCTCCGTTATTGCCTTGGCTTGGTGATGTTGATGGTGTATTTCCCGTTCCACCCGCACCGCCAGCAGCGTTATAACGGACTCCACCACCACCACCAGAGCCACCGTTAGAACCTGCATTGGCAGCATCTGACCTTGATGCGCCGCCACCACCGCCGCCAGTAGATGTGATAGTGCTAAATATAGAATCACTACCATTGCCACCGTTTGCGCCTCCAACAACAGCACCGCCACCGCCAACAGTAATGGTGTATTCAGTTCCGGCGGTTATTGAAAAAGATGTGCCTGTTCTGAACCCACCAGCACCGCCGCCTCCCGTACCAAATCCACCACTCGGAGCAATGTTAGAACCTCCAGCCCCACCACCAGCCACGACCAAATAATCCACGCTGGTCACACCTGTTGGAGCAACCCATCTAGTCGATGACTTGAAGGTGAATACAGTCTGTGATGCTACGTTGTACTTGAGGATGACAATGCCGGAACCTCCTGATGCGCCGTTGGTGCCGTACCATCCACCACCAGCACCGCCACCAGTATTGGCCGTTCCATTTGAACCAATAACACCAGACCCACCATTGCCCCCACCTCCGGCTCCACCGGAGCCACCGGGATTCGGCGCATAAGACCCCCCACCACCTCCTCCAGCATACGTAACGCTAGAACCACTTATGGATGATGCCGTACCATTACCGCCAGCAGTAGCGTTCCCTCCGCTAGTTGTGTTGCCGCCAGCAGCACTTGCGCCGCCACCACCAGCAGAAGCGTATGGAGCTATTGTTGTGTTGCTACCGGCAGCACTACCACCATTATTTCCCTGACTTGGCGAAGTAGATGGTGTATTACCAGCACCGCCAGAGCCGCCGGGATTAGAATATAAAGTGCCGCCACCACCAGACCCACCACTTAATCCAGTTCCCGGCGAAGCGCCATTGCTTGCGCCACCGCCATTACTTGTTATGGTGGAAAACACAGAATTGCTGCCGCTTGCACCAGCAGAATTATTTATTGTTGCTCCGGTTCCGCCGCCGCCTACGGTAATTGTGTATTCGGTTCCTGCTGTAACAGATAAAGCCGTGCCGGTTCTAAATCCACCAGCACCGCCACCACCTGTTGTATAGCCCCCATCTGTTCTTCCGGCGCCACCACCACCAGCAACTACTAGGTACTCAACCTCGGTCACACCAGTAGGCGCAGTCCAAGTACCAGAGGCGGTAAAGGTCTGGACAACAGAGAAGCCGCCGCCGCCGGTGGCGACCCTACCCATTAACAATGCTTGAAGTATGCCTGTCATGTGATATTCGACCCCGAAATAACCCAAGCGGTGTTTTCAATCTTGACCGCAGTGGCTACGCCCCATTGAGCCAGCGTTCTGCTGCCAGTAGCACCGTTGGATGACAAGTAAAGAGTATCGCTAGTCAACGAAATGGTGACGTTATTCGCGGAACCATTGATGATCGTGACTGCCGAACCCACTGTAAAAGACACATTCGAGTTAGCCGGGAACGTATAAGTTGCCGCAGCCTGACCTGTTGGGTGGTAAATATGTTTACCAGCATCCCCCAACACGACGTCGTAAGCTCCATTCTGGCTATTCTGAGGAATGCCCATGTAACCAACCACATTGGCGCTATTGGTAGTTGCGTTAGATACTGTGCCTGTCACCGCGCCACTACTGACAGTGACGTTGGCAAACGTCATATTGTTCAGAGTGGTAACAGTATTACCAAGCTGAATTGCTGTGTTGCCAATGGTGATAGCCGTGTTAAAGTTCGCATCAAGCTGCGATAAGGGGATCGTAGCTGTGGCGTTAGCAAATGTATTAGGTACTGGCATTTAGAACCTCGCTCTCAATTCATGTTCAAACTCAAACCCATTTATTGTAAATGGCGTAACACTTCCTGTTAGCGTTATACCAAGATACTTGCCAAACATTTTGGCGTCACTCTTATACAAATAATAACCAGCACCGGAACTTGCAGGGCCAGACCACCCAATAATGGTACTCGCGTTATTGCTCCAAGAGATTACATTTCCTGAATTATTAACCCAATTAACCGAGTTTGAAAAGTCAATTGCAGGCGACTGCTGAGACTCTGAATCAACGTAGGCCGTGAATATAATTGGGGTGTTCCCAAGTGTTGCCTCAATGCCAATCTTTAACGCCTGCTTGTCTCGGATTGGATCACCCATCGGCAGCAAAGCTGTTTCCAAAACCATATCAACAGGGTTGGCATCATCCTCGTAAAACTGGATCAGGTTGGTGCCGCTAGTGCCATACAAGTTCAAAAACCCGTCCTTGAATGCAGGCACAACATAAATGCTATTAGTTAGCTGATCGGTAAAAAACCACTTACGCTCAAAGAATGCCGCCTGTATCCAACGCTCAGTGCCATCGTCATTAAACTTGAAGTTAAAGACTGCGCACAGAATGTTATTAATTAAGCACTGACCGCCGGTAATATCTTCATTAAAGTTGATGGCGGTAAAAATGCCATCCAGCGGATCGCTAATCTTGGTAGTCGTTGCACCTACCAGCGCGTACACGCCGTATTCGTTCATGAACAACACCGAACGGAAGTACGGGAAGATGGCATGTTTCAGCTTGGAACCCACCGACGCAGACACGTTGGTGTTGGTAAACAGCGTTGTGCCAAGCGTTGAATCAATCCGCACATCAGAAAACACGTTGATGCTGTCTTCGCCAAACACATACAGAAAGTTATTGGCTGACAGAATGCGGGTAATGACTGTGCGCAAGGTTGAGTCACTGATTGTGATAAAGCCAGCAGTCAGATTTACAAAGTCATTGTAAGTATCTGCGGCTGTGTAATAGACTGTTCGGTCTTGCGCAATCCAAGTGCGTCCTGAGAAAGTTGCAATGTCGGAACCGCTTTGGTTAAGAATTGTGCAAGTGACATTGGCATTGCTGCCAGCGCCTGAAATCGTAACGGTTGGCGTGGAGGTGTAACCCGTGCCAGCTTCAGTCACAATTACTTCAGATACTGCATTTGCCACTATCGTTACCGTACCTGTGGCCTGAATACCATTGGCTTGATTGGGCGCACTAAAAGTCACGGTCGTGTTGCTTGGAAGATAACCGCTTCCACGATTGTTAATCGTGACAGAGTTCACGCTACCAATCGAATGCAGGTCTGTGCCATCCCAAGTCTTATACCCCTTGGCAGGATCAATAATCAGTGCGCGTTCATTACGCCACTGCGTAATCATGACGTTAGAGTTTGAGAATGTATTTGCTGGCGCTATGTTTCCTTGCGAACCCGTCGTAATGTTGACGTACTGCGCAGAACCATCGTCCTGAAACGCCAGTACATATTCATTATTGTCGATGTTGACCGATCCCATAAATGTCACATTTGCGCCAAATGCAACACCGGGAAGAGCTTTGTTACCGGGGATTGTCTTTAAATTGCCGTAGCCGATTGGCTGTATGTTTTGAAGCCAGCTAAACTCGCCATCACCAATCACGGTGCGGTTGTTCTTCGTGTTTACGCCTTTGAAGTCCTTTACTACGGCATAACTTTTCTTTTGCTCTGCCGCAGCCATATTAGTACCCCGCTGTGTAAGGTGTGGGTAGTCTGCGAGTAAAGGTCGTATTCAGGGCTTCCATCACATGCTTACTGTACTCTTGCTTAAATATCTCGGCTTCGCCATAGGATTGCTCCTGATACTTGGCAATGTAAGCAGCATAAAACGGCACAGCTTCTGTAAATGGCGTTGGTAGCACTTCAACATCAGCGCCATCAACCATTGGATCAACCAACACTACTGTGTCGATCTCCATTTGATAGGCTTGATCGGGTTTCGGGCCAATAAAAATCTTTTTAGGCCCATACATGGAGAACCCAACAGGGCGTCCAGTATAGTCTTGCCAGTAACGTAACTGAGCATTGAAGTCAGTCCAAGGCAAGTAGTACAGCGGGATGCGAGAATTGCCCCAATACAGGATGACATTCAAGACATCAACGGTATTGTTGCCTTCAGGCAGGTCAGCAAAATCAATAGTTTCTACGTTGTATGGTGCAGTGTGATTCTGCAAAACGCGATTGCACCCTGTGTCACGGACAAGGGTGTTGCGCCCATCGTTTATGTAATCCGTTAACTCTGCATTCGTCCAGAAGTTCGCATTAACGTCATGCAATAAACGGCGGGTCTGCGTAATGTAGCCAGACAGCGTATCTGCCATGATTAACCATTAAGATTTGCAACTTTCGCCGCAA